CGTCAAACGGAAGGAATTGCAAAGGCTAAGGCTGAAGGTCGTATCGGAGGAAGGCCAAAGCTCGTCACGGACAAGGTCAGAGACCAAGCATTTCAGCTGCTGAAAGTGGGAAACAACATCAGAAAGGTAGCCGAGGAAATAGGCTTCTCAAAGGCCACGGTGCAGAAGCTTCTGCAGGGCAAATTAGGCAGCGTGGACAAATTAGCGTTTGACGTCGACCATAGCGGGCGGCGGCGGTAGAATCGAAATTGAGGCGCGGGGGGTGGCAGTATGGCCGTTGATTGGGATCAGATCGGAACGCTGAGCAATACCGTCGGCGGCTACGACATTCGAACTGATCCGCTCTGGATTTTAGTGATCACGGCTAAGCAAGGTCATGAGGGACCGCTTGAAGAAATGCATATTCGGATGGCGGACGGTAAGGCCTATGCACCGGATGGCATCGAAGTTTTGGCGCACAGCCCAGATCGGAAACGTGGCTGATATTGACAGGATGAGAGATGGTTGATTCAAGGCTGCTTTTTGGAGGCAGACTTGAGCAGGGGCGATTTCACCGAAGTTGAATGGCGGGTTTTGAAAGACTTGCCGCCGATAGAGCCTGAAAACCGTGGTCGAGGGAGGCCTCCTGAGCAAAATCGAACGATCATCAATGGTATCCTTTGGCGGCTCCGGTGCGGAGCGCCGTGGCGCTATGTTCCACCCAAATATGGGAGTTGGAACACGATCTGTCGCCGGTTCCGGCGTTGGAGTGAGGCCGGGGTTTGGGAAGCCGTGACGGTCACGCTGGCCGAGATCATGGCGGACAATGGCCACTACAGCATCGACAGCACCACGGTCCGAGCCCATGTCTCGGCAGCGGGCGGAAAAGGGGGACTCATCGACGCGCTCTTGGCCGCTCGCGGGGTGGGTTCACCAGTAAACTTCACTGTCTGGCTGATGCCTTCGGAAGACCGCTCGCCTTTCACCTGACAGTTGGCGAGGCGGCAGATTGCAAGGCATATGACGCCCTGATCGGTCTGCCTGAACGCGCGCCCGATGCCCTGCTTGCCGACAAGGGTTACGATGCAGACGCCATCCGTGCTGACCTTGCCGAACGGAAGATTGAGGCTGTCATACCTGGCCGGTCAAACCGCCGCGTGAAGATCGATCATGACCGGACGCTCTACAAGCAGCGGAACCGCATCGAGCGCATGTTCGGCCATCTCAAGATCAACCGTGCCATCACCACCCGCTACGACCAACTGGCCAACAGCTTCCTCGGCATGGTCTATCTGGCCACCGCCAGATACTGGCTCAAATTTGTCCACGCCACCTAGACACTTCTGTACCGAATTACCCAGCATCTTCGTAATAGATAAAAAGCGGCAGGCTCTACAAGAACGGCTTCGGGCGATCTCAGCTATTGATTGTAGTCTGTCACCGGGTTTTAGAATTACCGGGAATATCCGGGATTTGGCGGGAATATGCGGGAAGCGGTGATAAATCAGGGGTTTGAGCGGGGTTGAGCGAGGATATGTGGGGCTGTTGGTTTGTCAGGTGAAGTGGCAGAAAAACGGGGAGAATGACGGCGGAGGGGAAAAAAGGGGCTCGGCTTCAAAAAGGCTTCAAAAAGGCTTCAAATAGGGTTCTTGCGGCTTCAAATGGGTGGAAATCTCGGGGGTTGGATTTTAGTGCGGCTTTTGGTTGGCGGGGTTTTGCGGGCGGATTCCTGGGATAGAAAGCAATTTAAACTTTGCAATTCGTGCAAAGTTTGCGTGACGTTTTGAATAATCATTATATTTCAATGCTTTGCTTGCGGCTTGCGCGGCGAAACTGGCGATTCTAACTTTGCAATGCCAGCTTTGCCGCGCAAGTCGCAATCGGGCGTCAAAATTGATCGCCGAGGTCCGGAACCGCGCCATGCTTGGCGATCATCGCGGGCGAAACCATATCACCGGTTTCAGTATCCACATTCACCGAGTAGGCCGCGACACCGACGAACCTCTCCGCCATTGCTGCGGCAATCCGTATAGCACTGTCGGCATTTGATGCCTGGCGCATTTCGCCTGCGATCAGGCCGGCGCGGGCTCGCCTGTAAGGGATAACGATGTGTTTTTGACTATGTACCATCTTCATTCTCCTCTCTGTTGTGTTCTCCATTTGTTCTATTTATTAAGGGTGGTAAGAGTCAAGGCTGCAACTTAGGAACTAGAGAATATTTTCCTAGTCTACCTTACGGGCAATGGCGCATGCCCGACGAAGACAATTCGTCCGCCAACATAGAGATCATCGATCCTATCGCCGGCGAAACTCTCATCGGAAATGCCGGCCGAGATATTATCTGAAGTCAGGTATAGCCGGCCATCCATACGCCAGCGCGCGCGCTTGACCACGACCCGGTCGTTGACGTTGAAATGATAGATTCGTCCGTCATCGACATCGGTCTGGGAAGCATCCGCGATCAAAAACGCACCATCGGGGATAGTCGGCCACATCGAATCGCCCCTCGCCTCGATCGCATAGCAAGAATCCGGATTCGCGCCGAGGCGTCTCAGGAAATCAAAAGTGAAAGCGACGTCACCGACCGGCAACTGATTGACCGCAACCCGGCCATGGCCCGCGCTTGCTTTCACGTCATAAATGGGCACACGAACAAACTCTTCGGCAGGAGGCATCTGAACCAGCGGCATACTTTGCGCATCGTCAAACATACTACCCTCACCCGACAGCAACCAACTCAGATTCGCCCCATAATGCTGTTGATAGGCGACCAGTGCAGACGCCGTCGGCTCTGTTTCCCCACGCTCGTATGAAGCAAGCGCACTTTTGCTGACCCCGATCTTATCGGCGACCACGTCACGCTCAGGATCTCCGAACTGCCTTCTAACTGCTCGCAAGCGAGCAGCCAGGGCCGTTTTAGGCTCGGCTTCAGGTCGCGCCAAAACAATCACTCAATAAAACAGAATTCAGGTTTACAAAAACTGTTTTCTGTTTTATCCCTTTCCCTACATACGGAACACAAACCCCATGAATAGGCAGGAATTGCAGTCCTGCCCGTTCACTCGAAAGGGCGATTATGCACAAGGGCATTCCCAAGGCAATGCAGCGTCGGATTGACGCGATGGTCAGCATTAAGGCGCGGCTTGAAAGAGCCGGCTTTTCGCTCACCACCGTCGACGACAAATACGGACTGGCGCGCGGTTGCGCATCGAAGACGCTGGTGGAACCCAACCTTGCCGGAGAGCGCGCCATATCAGCCGTTCTCAAGACCCATCCTCACCTCCTGTGGCGCGAACGCTACCGCGCAAATGGCCAGCGGAAAGATCCGCAGCCGATGGAAAATTACGAACGCCCGCCGACGCTCAAGGAGCGGCGGAAGGCGGGAGCCGCGAACCCTCTTCAGGCGGCGGCCTGAATGCGCGGCGGGTGCTCTAGCCTTTCAGGTGTCCGGATGTCCGGCAGGCCGTCGCTCCCCGGCCTGCAGGAAACCGGCCCGGCTGTCACCCGCCGCGCAAATTCGATCAGAGCAAATTTTTCCGAGGTTCGCATGTCCAAAGATGGTTTGATATTTGGCAGCCCAGAGTGGGAAGCACACGAACGGGAAGTCGCCCGCAAGCACAACGCTATCTACGCTCAGGCCCGAAAAGCCGACGAACTTCGTATTCGTCGATTGGCTGCCGAGGAGTGCGCGCGTTGCGCAGCCAGTCAGCCTGTGCCTTGCGCAAGGCGTAAAGCTGCGGCGGAAGGCCGAAGCGTTTTTGCCAATCTTCGAGAATTTGCACGGCAAATCCTGAGGCGGCCCCAATGACCCCATTGTCCTCCGGCGAAATGGCATCCGCCAAGTCCGCCAACGCCTCCGTCCGCAGCAAAGCGCCAGCGATATCGCCACGCGAAAGCGCGCCGCTCGCCAACAGCGCGGCGGCTAGTTCCTTCAAAAGCGTCTGCAGCACAAGATTTTCAATCGCCAAAAGTGCTTCTTCATCCATCGAACAATCTCCTGTTTTCCGCGATGATCATAGCAACCCGTTTATTCCGTCAATAAGCCTCGTCTGCCTGGCGGGTGACTACATCCCGATCGTCCTGTTCTGCCTGGCGGCTGTCGTCGCCGGGGCGATCGCACTGGCGAGGGTGGTATTTTGAACCCCTATTCCGCCCATGATCGCCTTGAAGCGCAGACAGCTGCCTGCTTTGCCGCCGTGCAGAGCGAATTCCGCTGGCTGCCGCTGCGCGAGATCATCCAGCCGGCGCATCGCCAGTTCGACGCACTCCTGGCGCGGCAAGTCGCCCTCCACCTGATGGTGCATCACTTCGATATCCCGAAACGCCGCGTCGTCGAGCTGCATGAACGCTCCCGCGAGGCCGTCAACCGGGCGCTTCGCAATATCGATCTCCGCCTGAACCAGTCGCTGTTTGCCGATGCCTATCAGCGGATGACCGCCGAGGCGCGCGAACTTTATTCCATCCAACTCTCCGAGGCCGCATGACCCAGTTTGAAATCATTTCCACCAAAGACATTTTCGTGCCGGAGCGTTTGCGCGCGGTTGAGGAAGATCATGCCCTGGCGATCGCACAGTCGATCGTCGAGCATGGCTTGATCAATCCTATTTCGGTGCGGCGCACGCCCGCGCAGAAGGGCGGTAAGTTCACCTTGGTGGCTGGGGCGCATCGGCTTCGGGCCTATGAACTCAATGATGAGAGCGAGATCGAGGCGCTGATTTTCGCGGCCGACCAGGCCGAAGGCCAGCTGATCGAAATCACCGAGAACCTGTTTCGCAACGACCTTTCGGTGATCGACCGGGCGATTTTCGTCCAGAGCTATCGCGAGATTTGGGAGCAGAAGAACGGCAAGATCGCTCCTGGCAGGCCGGGAAATAGCGCCAACTTGTCGCAAATATTTGCCGACGAGGTCGAAACAGGCGGGTTTTCCGAACATGTCGCCGATCGAATGGGGCTTTCAAAGCGATCAATTGAGCGCCTCAACAAGATTGCGCAAGGCGTGACGCCTGAACTACGCAATAGCCTGCGCGGCACGGCCTATGCCGACAATCAATCCACCCTTCTGAAGCTCGCCCGGCTTGAACGCGACAAGCAGCGCGATTTCGCGGTTGGCTTCACTAAGAGCGGCGATTTCGACCTGACGATGCGCGTCGTCGAGAACAAATCCAAAGTCAAGCCAGACGCCCAGCTCGTGCTGTACGGCCGGCTGCTCGACACATGGCGGCGGTCTTCCCACGAGACCAAGGTGAAGTTCGCCGCGTTTGCGAACGATTTCCTCGCCCGTGGGGATGCGGAATGAAGCCGTCTCCGCATCAATATGATCTGTTTTCGACGGCGGCCTTTCCGGTGCGCGAAGCAGTGGCGACGCTCGATCTCGATCGCTTCCGGGCGCGGATCAAGCGGGCGATGGCGACGGCGATCCGCCAGTGCCCCGATAGCCGCGAGGTGATTGCCGCCCGCATGGCCGCCTATCTCGGCCTCACCACATTCAGCCGGGCAACGCTGGATGCCTACACCGCCGAGAGCAAGCCGCATGACCCGACGCTGCCGCGCTTCAAGGCCTTTGTGAAGGCCACGGGCGCGATGTGGCTGTGGGACGAAGTGGTGCGCGACGATGGCTTGACCATCCTCTCCGGCGATGAAGCGCGGCTCGCGGAAATCGCGCTGTTGCAGCAGGAGCAACGTGAACTGGCCGCCAAGCTCAAATCGCTGCGGGCGCTGCCGGTCAATCTCAAAGATGTGAGGAGGTAGACGGGGAATGGTCTGGGGCATGGGGGTATTTTTCGTAATTGCCTGCAATGTGGCCGGTTTTACCGGCCGCTTCGGCCTGATGGTCGCTGCGGCTACCGGCGTCAATCTTTGCCTGATCGCCGGCGCGATCCAATACATGATCGGGTGAGCGATGGCGAAGATTTCCATCATCGGTCAGATCGGCGAAGTCGAACGTGAAATCGCGATGCGCGAGCGGGTCTATCCGCAGCTCGTCGCCGCCTCGAAAATGAAATCCCCAGAGGCAGATATGCTGATGGAGCGCATGCGAGCGGTGCTCGCCACGCTGCGCTTCGTGCAGACATACGAGAAGGATTTCCGCGAATATTACGCCGCCGTCCACGGCAAGGAGCCACAATGAAAGAGTGGTTCACCATTGCCGAACTGGAAGCCCTGGCACTGCCCGACATGCCGGCTTCGCATCGAGCGCTGGCCTATGAGGCCGACAGCTGGCGCAGCCGTGGCCTCGCCCGCAAGCGGGCTGGCAAAGGTGGCGGCTGGGAATATAGCCTGACAGCCCTGCCATCCGCCGCACAGATCCGGCTCACCATGATGGCGCGGGCCGCCAATGGCGAGGCCGATGAAAAGGCCCGCCAGAAAAAGGAATTGTGGGCGCGCTATGAAGGCCTTTCCGCCGCGCATAAAGCCAGCTGTGAAGCCCGTTTGAAGGCGGTTTTAGACGTCCTTGATCTGGAAGCGCACGGCGTCAACACGACGACGGCGACACAAATTGCCGCTGGACGCCACGCGGTCAGCCCGGCCACGCTCTACAATTGGCGCGCCGACACGCAGTTGCACGACCGCACGGATTGGCTCGCGGCCCTCGCGCCGGCCTTTACCGCGACCGCCAAGCGATCGGATTGCGATCCACGCGCCTGGGACTTTCTCGTTTCCGACTATCTCCGGGCCGAGGAACCGCGCTTTACCAGCTGCTATCGCCGCATGGAGCTGGCCGCCAAGAAGCAGGGCTGGTCGCCGATCCCATCCGAGCGTTCTCTGCGCCGCCGCCTGGATGCGGAGATCCCGGACGCGGTACAGACCATGGCCCGTAAGGGGCAGGATACCGCCAAGAAGCTTTACCCCGCCCAGCGCCGCGACCGGACCACATTGCGCGCCATGCAGGCCGTCAATATGGATGGCCACAAGCTCGATGTGTTCGTCAAGGTGCCGTGGTCGGACAAGCCGGTGCGGCTCTATCTGATCGGCATTCAGGATCTCTATTCCGGCAAGATGCTGTCCTGGCGGCTCGCGGAAGCCGAAACATGGGAAGCTGTGCAGCTGGCGGTCGGCGACATGGTCGAAACCTACGGCATTCCGGAAGAATTCGTGCTCGACAATGGCCGGGCCTTTGCCTCGAAAAAGATCACCGGCCGCAGCCGCACCCGCTTCCGCTTCAAGATCCGAGAAGACGATCCGGAAGGGCTGATCACGGCGCTTGGCTGCAATCTGCATTGGACGCAGCCTTATTCCGGCCAGTCCAAACCGATCGAGCGGACCTGGAAAGACATCACCGAGGAGATCTCGCGCCATCCCGCTATGTCTGGCGCTTACACCGGCAACAAGCCGGACGCCAAGCCGGAAAATTACGGCACGCGGGCGATACCGCTCGCCGCCATGCATGCCCATGTCGCCGAGCAGATCGCGCTCAACAATGCACGAACAGGCCGTAAGGCGGCTGTCTGCGCCGGCCGCAGTTTCGATGAGACGTTTAACGCCTCACTCGCCGATCCCGCCACCATCGTGACACGCGCCAGCGCGGCCCAACGGGCGCTATGGCTGCTCGCTTCGGAAGGGGTCCGCGCGCAAAAAGGTTCGGGCGAAATCCACTTCCAGGGCAACCGCTACTGGAATGGCGCGCTCGGCGCCCATTCCGGCCAGAAGGTCACGCTGCGGTTTGATCCCGACAATCTGCACAATCCGGTCAAGGTCTATGATCTCCAGGGCCGGCTGATCTGCGACGCTGAGTGCATCGACGATACCGGCTTCTTCGACCAGGATTCGGCGCGGCTCCATGAGCGGAACCGGAGCACGCACAAGAAGGGCGTCAAGATGCAGGAGACTGCCCTGAAGGTGCACTCCGCCCAGGCGCTCGCCGATATCCTTGCCCGTGGCGAGCGGGCCGAAAACCCCGAACCGCCGAAACCAGCCGTCACCCGGCTTGTCACGGGCCGTAGAACAGCGGTGGCGGTGAAGCCCGAGATGGCCCCGGAAGAAAACAGAACTATCGACTTTGAAGCCAATTTCGCCCGCGCCATGAAACTGATCAGAGGCGGGTTGGAAGACTGAATTCCCGCGAGGGAATGAACCGAGAAGTAATGCGTACGGTTCCTGAGGAAAGCGGGCGGGGCATGCCCCGCCCGCGATGAAAAGCCCCAAAAGGCGACAGATAAGGAACCTTCTAGATGAACGTAAACGCAAGCATAAAACAGACAGACGACAACGCCTGGGCACCGCCCACGACCAGGCCGCAGGTTGCCGCAAACCGCAGCCAGGAAGATATCGACCTCTGGAGCCAGTTGACCGGCCGCGTGATGGAAATTGCCATTGAGAGCGGCTGGAACAAGGCCGAAGTCGCGCGCCGGACAGGCATGCCTTCGGGCAGTTTCTCCGCATGGTTTTCGGGCAATATCGGCGAAGGCCGGCTCGACAACAACAATTCTAAAATTCAGAAGTTTGTCGAGCAGATCGAGGAACAGGCTGGCGCCATCGCGAGTATTCCTCAATCTCCGGCCTTTTTCCAAACGCGCACCTCCAAGGAGATCGTGAAGGCGCTGGACTGGGCACAGGGCGCGGGTGATCTGGTGATCATCACGATCGGTGCGGGCATGGGCAAGACCGCCACCTGCACCCAATATCGCAATCGCCGCCCGAATGTGTTCATGGCGACAAGCTCGCCAAGCACGAAAACCGTCCACGGCATGCTGCACGATCTCGCCGCCGAAATGGGCGTGTCGGAACATAATCCGGCCAAATATGTCCGGGCGATCGGTAACCGGCTGGCCCAATCCGGCAACAGTCTGCTGATCATCGACGAAGCGCAGCACCTGGTGGACGATGCCATCAACCAGCTCCGGCATTTTGTCGATTGTTACAAATGTGGCGTAGCCCTGGTCGGCAACAACGAAATCTATGACCGGCTGAAAGCCCGCAACAACGGACCATCTTACGCCCAGCTCAAGCGGCGGATCGGCACTCGGCTCGATCGCGCAAAACCCTATGCCGAAGACATCAAGGCGGCGATATCAGCGTGGAACGTGACCGAGGATTCCAGCGTCAAGCTGCTCACCGGTATTGCGCTCAAGGGCGGCGCGTTGGGGCAGGTCGACAAGACCATGAAGCTTGCGACCATGCTGGCGATCGGCGCCGGTGAAGCGCCGACCTATGCCTTTATCAAGGCCGCCTGGGAAAACCGCAATGTGGAGGATTTTTCATGATCCTCGCACCGGCACTGTTCAAACTCACAACCGAAATGACCGCGCAGGCCGCTCTTGGCGGGATCAACCAGGAGAACGCACGGCGCTTCATCGAACATCTCCAGCTGCTCGCAAGGTTCGCCCACGCCATGGAACTCGAAGTCCAGGCGCACCGGCTGATCGAAGCCAGCCGGCAAGGCCGCCAGATGGTCGAGGAGCTGGCGAAGGCGGCAGAGCTGCCGTTTTCCGAAGACAACATCATCCGGCCGGATTTCAGCAAGCCCTGAGGAGGCGTCCATGTTGAGTGACTCGATACATCAGATGCGCGAAGCCCTGAAGGCAGGCCTCCGTCAGGAGAGCGAGCCCGGCCTGTTGCTGACGCTGAAGGCCTATGAGCTGGAAGCGAGGAACATGGAAGAGCGCATCTTGCTGCTCTCGGGTCATCAGCATGTGCCGCTCGGCGGGATGCTGATGCAGGTCTCGCCGATCATCGAGATCGCCGATCATTCGAGGGCGTCATGAAAAGCACGATCGAGCTTCGGGTGCGATTGCCGATCGCCGACATTATGGAAGCGCTTGCGGACGATATCGCCCGCGAGGTCGACCGGCAGGTGCGTCCCTATCGGGCCGTCATGCCGGAATTTGCGGCGGTGGAGCGGCAGATCTCCCCTGTTGCCACACTGGAATGGGCCGTCGACGGCGTCATTGCCGCCGTCACCCGGCTCGAAAACTCACAGCATACCAGAGACGAAGCGCCGGCGATCGGCGCACTTCACAAGGCAGCCCTCGCTTTGCGCGCGGCCCGCCGCCAACTCCAAAGGGAAAATTCACATGCCTGACACAGCAGAAGCAACCATCCTTGAAGAACGCCCGGACGAAGGGATCACCGTCGTCAATGGCAAGCCCTATATGACTGACGCCAAGGGCAATCTTGTGCCCGCCAACAAAGTTCGCCCCGCCGACAGATTACAGGACCAGACAGTGCGCAGCATCATGGGGTTCGCCCTTGATCTCAACGCCCAGGTGGAGCGTTTCCGAGATCATACCATGGTGGATCTCGGCACGTTCGATGCGATCCTTGCGTCTGAATATGGCGCGAAGATCGGCGGCCAGAAAGGCAATCGCACCTACCAGACCTTTGACGGGCTGATGAAAGTGCAGGTGCAGGTTTCCGATCTCATCGCCTTCGGGCCGGAGCTGCAGGTGGCCAAAAGCCTGATCGACGAATGCCTGACGGAATGGTCGGCCGATAGCCGCGAGGAAATCCAGGCGCTGATCATGCGCGCCTTCAACACAGATCGCGAAGGCCAGATCAACAAATCCGATCTCTTCATGCTGCTGCGCCTCGACATCACTGACGACCGCTGGAAACGCGCCATGGACGCGATCCGCGCTTCGATGCGGGTGATCGGCAGCAAGGAATATGTGCGGTTTTACAAGCGCGCCAAGCAGGATGGCGCTTGGCAGGCCGTGACCATCGATCTGGCAAAGGCAGGTGCGCAATGAGCGACAAACTCAAATCCCTGATCGGCGTCATCGAAAGCCGGCTGGCCGTGATCTCTGATGCCTATGATGGCGACTGGGCAAAATGGGAAGCCCGGCAACGGGAATTCCAGGCGATCATCAACGACCTGGTCATTGAAGAGAAGGCCAAATATCGCAGCGGCGATCCCTATGTCCTCACACTCTCAGGAATCCGCGCCTCCTGCACATCAGGCGATCGCGGCTTGCTGACCAACTGGATCGGCGCGGCCCGCCGCGCGATCGAGCAGGCCAAGGCAGGTGCGGCATGACTGGGATCAATCACGATCTGCTTGAACGGGCACTGCCCATTCTGATCCGGGGTACAAAGACCCTGGTCGAATGCTCCTGCCAGCTGCGGAAGGGCCGTAACTTCATCGCGCCGATCCCCGGCACATGTGAGCCCGAAAGCGTCGACGAAATCGAAACCGCCCTGCAGCTCATTCGCGATATCGAAAGCGAAATCGGCCCGAACGAGGAGCCTGAAGTGGAATGGTTCGCCGATCTCATCGACCGGCGCTGGAGCTTGACCCGAAAGGCGGTTGCGTCATGAAAAACCGCCTCTCCGATTTGAACGATCACCTCTTCGCCCAGTTGGAACGGCTGGGCGATGAGGACATGACCGCTGAGCAATTACAGCAGGAGGCGCAGCGCGCTGAAGCTATCGTTTCAGTCAGCAGCCAGATCATCCGCAATGCCGACCTTTCGCTGCAGGCCGCGAAGCTGGTCGCCGAGTATGGCGGCAACTACGAAAAGATGCTGCCGATGATCGAGCACAAGCCCGGCGGAGGCGTAAAATGAAACCGATATCTTACACCGTCCACGAACTCGACTGGATCAAGGCACATGCCGTGACACCACGGCGCGATGCCCATGCAGAGTTTTGTTCCTTGTTTTCACGGCACGATGTGTCGCTCAAGAATTACACGGGACTATGCAAGCGCAATGGCTGGCTGACAGGCCGCACCGGTCGCTTCGACAAGGGTGCGGTCCCCATCAACAAGGGCCAGAAAATGCCCTTCAACGAAAATAACGCCCGCACGCAATTCAAGAAAGGCCAGATCCCCCAAAACACCAAATTTGCGGGGCATGAGCGCCTGCACGAAAACGGCTACCTTTACATCTCGATCGACGAACAAAACCCCCATACCGGGTTCGAGAGATGCTACGTGCTCAAGCATAGGCATCTCTGGCAGATCGCCAACGGACAGCTGCCCGAGGGTATGGTGCTGAAGTGCCTGGATGGCAACCGAGCCAATACGGACCCGGCAAACTGGGAGGCGATTCCGCGTTCTGCTCTGCCTTATCTCACTGCGAAAATCGGGATCGACTATGACGCGGTGGAGCCGGAGGTGAAGCCCTCCGTGCTGATGCTGGCAAAGCTCAGACAGAAAGCTCACAGCCTGACGAAAAAGGCGGTGGCGTCATGATGGCCGCTTGGCAACGCCAGAGCAAGATCGAAGCCATGCTGCGCGAGGAATTCGCCAAGGAATATTGCCGGGTCGTGGATCGCGACGGCGTGTTCATGGCGCTGTTCCTGGATGAAGGCGGGAACACAGTTTTCCCGCCTATCAACCTCACCAAGCTCGCAGCCGATATCGAACGGAGGCTCTCATGAGCAGCTCCATTGCCGCCATCCATGTCGCCAAGAAGAGCCTCGGTCTGGACGAGGACACCTACCGCGCCAAGCTGGAGCTGATCACCGGCAAGCAATCCACCAAGGATATGACCGAGGCTGAGCGCCAGAAGGTGTTGACGGTGTTTCGCAATGAGGGTTTTGCCCCGGCGGCACCTTCCCGCCGGGCGGATGGCCGCATGAAGCTTGCCGGGCCATATGCCAAGAAACTCCAGGCGCTGTGGATCGCCGGCTGGAACTTGGGGATTTTCGAGAACCGCGACGATGCGGCGCTGGAGGCTTTCGTCAGGCGCCAGACAGGAATCGAGAAAGAGCGGTGGCTACGCTACGCCGAAGACGCCAACAAGGTGATAGAGGGGTTGAAGGCGATCCTCGCCCGCGATGGCGGCGTCACCTGGAAGGAGCCCAAGCTCGCGCCCGAATTTCAGCGGACCTCGGGCTATAAGATCGCCCGGGCCCAATTCCATATCATGCTGCCCGAAGCCCCGGTCCATGACTTCTGGATCCTGGTCAACGACATCACCCGCAAGGCCGACGCCAACCGCGATTTCCACGATCACGAATGGATCGTGGTGATGAATGATTTCGGCGAGAAAATCCGCGCGGCGAAGAAGGCGGGTGCGTGATGGGACCGACAGATGAAGCCATGCAGTCGGCAGCCAGAGCGGTCCTGACCGCCTACAAATTTAGGGCCGAAATGATCGAGGCGGGAGAGCGCACGCGGAGCGTTATTTGCCCGAGATGCGAAGGCAGCCTCCGGCTTCTGCTGGAGGGACCGAAGAACCATATCCGCATGTTCTGCCGCGATTGCCAACTTTCGGCGATGGAGTGAAGTGATGGTTGCCTATTCCTTCAAACGTTATTTCTCGCCGCAGATCGCCACTGGCGTGAAGCTGCAGACCGTGCGCGCCGATCGCGCCCGCCATGCAAGGCCGGGCGAGATGATCCAGCTCTATGAAGGCATGCGGACGCGGCACTGCCTGAAGATCCGGCCGGATGTCGTGTGCGCCTCGGTCGAACCGATCAGGATCTACGTTGATTTTTACAATCTGGTGATCGGCCTTGGTGACAAATGGCTCTCGGAGAAAGAGATCGAATGCTTCGCCAGGGCGGATGGGTTCGATCCGGAGCATATCAACCGGATCGCCATCGATATGGACGGCAAGACGGCGATGAAAAACATGCATCAGTTTTGGCTAGAAAACCACGGCCTCGGGCTTTGCCGCGCCGTGCTGATCAAATGGAAGGTGGCGTGATGGATCGCGTGCCCTGCCTCGTCCCGTTCTGCCGCTGCTCGACGCGCGAGAACCAAAAGGAATGGATCTGCCAGAAGCACTGGTCTCAGGTGCCGCGCCACACCCGCTCGGCCTTCAACCTGACCAAGAAGCGCATTCGCCGGGTCATACGCTTCAAGCCGGAATATTGCGCCTACTGGCATATGAAACCCGGATCCCCGGCCCGGCTCGCCGCCTGCCGCATGTGGAACCGGTACGATCAGGCCTGGGCGAAGTGCAAGAAACAGGCGATCGAAAAGGCGGTGGGGATATGAGCCCGCCGCTTCCCCTCTTCCTCAAGGACGATTTGAACGCCCTTCGAAAGCGCCGTGAGACGCTTTTGAAGCGTGTTGAGCACATGCCGAAACACTCGCCCGGCCGCTACGAGCTGCTCGGCCAGTTGAAAGCCGTGACGGCGGAAGCGATGAAGCTGGAAAACCGGCTGAATGGGAGATCCCATTGAGCGCTGACCTGACCGACGAACTGATGCTGCTGCTCGGCGATGACGGCTTCTTCACGCTCACCGAAGCCTATGGCGGCACACGGCTTTACGTGCCGGGCGATATCGGCCGATCGGGCCTCCCGGAGACAATTGGCGCGGAGAACGCTGCCCGTCTTTCCAATTCGTTTCCGGGCGGTTATATACGTATTCCGCTGGCCCGCTGGTTTCGGGCCGGGCGCTATCGGCAAAGCGGCATGAGCAACCGGGATATCGCTCGCAAGCTCGGCTTGACCGAGAGCAGCATTGACGACATGTTCCGCAAGCTCAAAAGGCTGGAACCCGGCCGGCATCTTCCCCAAAAAGACCCCAGGCAAATCGACCTCTTCGACTAGACCGCCCGCCTAGCCGGGCATGGCTTCCTGTCCGCCTTGACGGGCATAACTCTCGCCAGACGTGCCGCTTACGAGCGACGCTTTCCTGTTTCGCGAGGGTTTCATGGACAGCCTCACTGCCGCAATTGACGCCAAGCTTCTCACCGCCATCGGCGGGCCGGTACCGTCCGCCAAGCTGGCGGCTCGTGACACCAATGTAACCGCCCTGGCGGCGCGGCTGCCTGCCATGATGGAGCGATTTCAGATCAACACCAAACTGCGCATCGAGCATTTCTTGGCGCAGATCGCCCATGAGTGTGACGGATTTTGCACCCGCACCGAATATGCTTCGGGCCGCGAATATGAAGGCCGCACCGATCTCGGCAATATCCGCCCCGGCGACGGCCCCCTGTTCAAAGGCCGCGACCCGCTGCAACTGACCGGCCGGGAAAATTATCGGAAATTCACGATCTGGATGCACGGAATCGACCCCGATGCGCCTGATTTCGAGGCGACCCCGGAAGAGGTTATCAGCGACAAATGGTTCGGCTGGGCGTCGATCTGGTACTGGCATGTGCACAGCATCAATGGCGCTGCCGATCGGGACAGCGTGATCGACGTGACCAGGATCATCAATGGCGGCAAGAATGGACTTGTCGACCGGGAAACAAAGCTCGCCACAGCCAAGCGCCTGGTGGACGCCAAGGCGGCCTTCACCCCGATTGCGGCAGCCGCTATTTCGGCCGATCAGAACGGCTTTGCCGTGCTCCGGCGCGGCATGAATGACGGCAATTGCGCCTATCCGGTCACCATCGAGCAGCTGCAGCGCGCACTCTCGAAAGCCGGCTATCCGGTGACGATTGATGGCGATTTCGGACCCGGTACCGAAACCGCGGTCAAGGCTTTTCAGAAAGCACACGGATTGACCGTTGACGGCATTGTCGGCCGGAAGACCAACGACGCGATCGCGGCGGGGGCGTAATGGAAAAGCCGACCTACAAGACCTCCAAAGCGGCAATCTGGCTTTCCTCGGCTGCTGCCTGGGTTGTCATCCTGATGCTGGCGGCCGGCGCTGCCTGGCAGGGGCAGGCGACCGCGTTCGGCACGATCGCTCTACCGTCCATGGTCACAATCATTCTTGGGCTGCTCGGCATCCACAGGGGATTCGGAAGCCTCGATATGCATCTGCAGACGCGCCACAAGCTTGTGCCCCCGGCCTCGGCTGACCAGCCGGAGCCGCAATCATGATGTCAGGCCTGACCAAATATCTGATTGGCGGCGTGGTGATCCTGGGCTTGTTCCTGGCGATCGCCGCGCTTGCGAAATCGGCCCTCACCGAAATCCATACCATGGTGACCGAGGCCGCCCAGCAGGCCCGCGATGAGCGCGACGCCCACTGGCGCGCCGAGATCGAGGCGGCCAATGCAAGGACCGCCAAAGCCGAGGCCGATCAGGCCATCCACGCCATGAAGGTCGACCAAACCGCCGCAGACGAAATTGCCGCTGCCGATCGGCGCGCCACCGAACTGGAGAAGGACAATGCATCACTTCCGGATACTGGCCGCTGCGGCCTTAGCCGTGAGCGCGTGCAGCTGCTCAACAAAGAGTGAGCCGCCGCCTGTCATCAAGACCGAGTTCATCCGGCCGGCGGTACCGGCAACGGCAAAGGTGCCATGCGTGGTGAGGCCGGCGCAGCTCCCCGATCGCGATCTGACGGAGAGGGAAACCAGTGATTTTCTGGCCGGAGCCAGGGCCGAAGTCAGGATTTGTGATGTGCGCCGCCGGGCGGCGGTCTCGGCGATCGAGGGGAATTGAGCGTGAACAGTTCGAATGCGGCATTCGACCAAGCAGAACAACTGGCCGAGGCTGAGCGCGAGGCCGGCATCGTCTCGGCAAGAGCTGCTCTTTCCGGAGGCGGCTTTACCCATTGCGTCAACTGCGGCGTGGCAATTCCGCTTTCCCGCCGCAAGGCCCTGCCAAGCGCCAAGCGGTGCTTTGAGTGCCAGCAAGCTTACGAACTCGATCAGGTGATGATGTAATGGAGACGCACCAATTGTTGAATATGGGACCGCTTGAAGGCTGGATCGGGATCGTTCTGGGGGCGATCGCCATCCTCGGCCACGCCAAGGGGTTCTTCTCGTCCGGTGAAAAGAAGCTCGCCGAGGATCTCAAGAAGACGGGCGACGACATTGAGGATGTCGATGACGCAATTGTCGGCATGCAGAAAAAGCTGACCGAACATGATCGGCGCATTCAATTTGTTGAAGGCGAAATGAAACATCTGCCCGACAAGGACGGGCTGCACAAACAGCAGCTCGAAATCACCGAAATGCGCGGCGATATCGGCGTCATTAAAAAGTCGATCGAGACGACGGAACGTACGGCGCGGCGTGTCGAAGAATACCTGCTGAAGCGAGGGGACTGAAATGAAGGAAGGTTATGCTGCCTGGATCGACGAAAACATCCGGCTGATTATCCTGAAAGCGCTTGGCGACGAAGATGACGCCACACTGAATGTCTTTATCCTGGGCAAGGTGATCGAGAGTTTTGGCCACAAGAAGACGCCGGAATATATCCGCAACCAGCTGCTCTGGCTGGAAAAACAGGCGGGTGCGGTGCGCACCACGGTGCTGGGCACCGAGATGATGGCGACATTGACCAAGGCCGGCCGCTGGCATGTCGAGCGCCGCCATCTGCTGTCCGGCATCCAAAACCCTTCAGATCTGGATTGAGGTGATCATGGGCAAGCATCAGCGCCCCCGCCTGTCGTCGATCGAGCAGCTGCCGGATGAGTGCGGCGGCGTCATCGCCTGGGCGGCGCAGGAGCTAGCCAAGCGCGATGCCTCGCTGACCGATATCTATGGCGAATTCCGGCGAAAGCTCATTGCACTGCAGGGCGAACTTGGCCTTGGCTTCGATATCCCGTCATTCTCCGCTTTCGGCCGCCACTCCATTCGCGAAGGCAATCTGCGTGGGCGGACGGCGCGCGCCCTGCTGCTCTCCAAATCGCTCAACGAGAATGTCGACGGCAAGGATGCCGACGAACTGACCAAGGCCGCGACACTGACACTCAAAACCTTGATCTTCGAAATGGTGGAAGGTGCCGGGGAGGCAGGGTTTGAACCCAAGGAAGCCATGGCGATGGCCAGCGCCATGCGCCAGTTGCAACAGGCTGAGAACCTTTCGACCGCGCGGCGGCTGAAGCTCGATGAGGAATTTGCCGCCAAGGCTGAAAAAGTCATCGACCAGCTCGGTAAGGAGAAGGGCATGTCAACCGAGACGATCGCCCAGCTGCGCCATCAGTTCCTCGGCGTTCGGAAAAAGGAAACATCGTGAGCGAGGCGGAACCAATCCCCAGGGAGCCGGACAGGCTACCACCGGAGTTTTCGCGCGGCGGCGATATCCCCGACGATCTCGACCCGCTGGCCGAAGGCGTGTTGATGCGCCATCAGGCCGAATGGCTGGAGGATCAATCGGATCTAAAAATCTGCGCCAAGGGACGGCGGACCGGCATCACGTTTGCCGAAGCGCTCGACGACACGCTGATCGCGGCCGCCAAGCGCTCGGCAGGCGGACAGAACGTCTTCTATATCGGCGACACCAAGGACAAGGGCCGCGAGTTCATCGGCTACGTAAAACACTTCGCCTACACGGTCGCCAAGGAAATCGCCGAGATCGAGGATTCGCTGTTCATCGACGAACGCGCCGATGGCACAACGGCTTTCATTTCAGGCTACCGGATTTCGTTTGCCTCGGGCTTCCGCGTCGAGGCGCTATCGTCCAGGCCGGAAAACATTCGCGGCCTGCAGGGCACAGTGGTGATCGACGAAGCGGCGTTCCACAAGAGCGTCCGCGACGTGCTCGATGCGGTCAACGCGCTGCTCATCTGGGGCGGCAAGATCAGGGTGATCTCCTCGCATAACGGCATCCTCAATCCGTTCAACGAACTGATAAGGGAAGCCGAGGCCGGCAAGGTGCCGTTCTCAATTCATACCATTCCATTCAAGCTGGCGATCGACAACGGCTTGTTCAAGCGCGTCTGCTTGACGACGGGAAAGACCTGGTCGCCGGCAACTGAGGCAGACTGGGAAGCCAAGATCCGAGCCTCCTATGGATCCCGCACCGCCAAAATGAAACAGGAGCTGGATGCGATTCCCGCCGAGACCGAGGGCGCAGCACTCACCCGCGTCATCATCGAGAGCTGCATGTCGGCTGACATCCCCGTGGTGCGCTGGGATCGCGATGACGATTTCAAGAATCTCACTGATGAAGAGCGCCGCCGGCAGGCTTTGCAATTCTGCGAACGCGATCTGAAGCCGCTTTTAAAGCGCCTTAATCCGGCCCGCGAACATGCTTTTGGCGAAGACTTCGCCCGCAAGGGCGACAAGACCGCGATCATCCCGCTGGAGATCGGCACCGATCTGGTACGCCGCGCCAGCTTTGTCCTGGAACTGAAGAACATAACCTTCGACGAACAGCGCGACATTCTGTTCTACATCGTTGACCGGCTTCCACGGCTGGTCGGAGGGGCGCTCGATGCCACGGGCAACGGCTCCTATCTCGCCGAAAAGGCCGCGCAGAAATATGGCGAATGCATCGTCGAGGTGATGATGACCGCCACGTGGTACAAGACCAATATGCCGGCCTATATCGAGGCGTTTGGCGACAAGAGCATTTTGTTGCCGAAAGACGCCGATGTGCTCGCCGATCACCAGGCGCTTGCTTATGTCGGCGGCATCATCAAGGTGCCGGACAATCATTCGACCAAGGGCGTCGACGGCTATGATCGCCACGGCGATACCGCGCCGGCCGGGGCGCTCGCCTGGTTTGCCAGCCATCAGGATTTCATCGCCTACGCCTATGAAACCGACCGCAAGCCGGCGGTGGGCAGCGCACAACATACCTATCCCGAAGACGAGGACAGCAGGACACTCGATGTCCGCCTGAGAGGATCATTGTAATGACAACTTTCCGCGATTGGTTGGGCAGGGTCATTGCCGGCAGGGATCTGTTCAGCGATATCGCCGGGGCACGCGTCGGCGGCATGCGGAGCTGGTGGTCTGACCATCCGGCAGATGGGCTGACGCCGAGAAAGCTTGCGGCCATTCACCTTGCCGCCGCCCAGGGCAGCCCGCTTGCCTATCTCGAACTCGCTGAGGATATCGAAGAACGTGATTTGCATTATGCCGGCATCATGGCAACCCGCAAACGTTCCGTCGCGCAATTGCCGATCACGGTGGTTGCTGCTTCCGATGACGCAGACCACAAGAAACATGCGGAGCTGGTTCAGTCCTGGCTTGATGAAGGCGTTCTGCAGGCAGCCTTATTCGACATGCTGGATGCGATCGGCAAAGGCTTTTCAGTGCTCGAGACAGATTGGCAGACCAATGCCTGGGGCAACACGCTGCCGCGCGAACTGATCTACCGGACGCCGCGCTGGTTCACCTTCGACCTCACCGATGGCGAAACCGTGTTGCTCCGCGAGGGTGTGGCCAATGAGCCATTGGCGGCCCATAAATTTGTCGTCCACCGCCACAAATCCAAATCCGGCCTGACGATCCGTTCCGGCATTGCCCGGATGGCATCCTGGTCATGGATGTTCAAATCGTTCACGGTCCGCGACTGGGCGATCTTTGCCCAGAATTTTGGCCAGCCGATCCGCGTCGGCAAATATGGACGCGGCGCGACCGAGGCCGAAAAGGATGTGTTGTGGCGGGCGGTCTCCGGCATTGCCGGCGATTGCGCAGCGATCATCCCGCGGGAAATGTTGATCGAGTTCCAGGAAGTGGCGAGCAAAGGATCATCCACAGATCTGTTCGAACGCCGCGCCGACTGGCTCGATCGTCAGATGTCCAAGGTGGTGCTTGGCCAGACTGCGACGACAGATGCGATTGCCGGCGGTCATGCTGTCGGCAAGACCCATCGTCTCGTCCAGGAAGATATTGAGCGCTCGGACGCCATGGCCGCCTCGGCGACCATCAACATCCAGCTTATTCCCAACATCGTTGCCTTCAATTTCGGACCGCAGGACCGTTATCCGAAGGTCCATATCGGCCGGCCGGACGAAGTGCCACTTTCGGAATTTTCCACGGCCTTCAATGATCTCGGCCCGCTCGGCCTGACTGCCGGCATCTCCTACATCCGCAATCGCTTCGGCATCCCCGCGCCCGCAAAGGGCGAGGAGTTGGTGGGCGGCCGGGCGGCGATCGCAACGCCCGTCACGCCGCCTGTCATTCCAACAAAGCCAGCCAGGCAAACCACGCAGCATCTATTTGCGGCGAGGCATTCCGTCGCCCAGGACGCCTTGACCGAGAAGCTGCTCGCCCGGATCAGCGAGGAATCAGACGGCGCGATGTCCGGCCTGGTGGAGGACGTGCGCAAAGCCTTGATGGAGGCCACTGATCTCAGGGACGCCGCAGCCCGGTTGGCGCAGCTCGATCTCAGCGCTGATCAGCTGACCGAGGCGATGGCGCGGGGCATGGCCCTGGCGCATCTGGCCGGGCAAGCCGCCCTCATCGACGACCTCAATAGCCGGTCATGAAAACGGGGCAAAGAATAGCCCCTTGGGCGCGTTCGTCAGGGTCGAATAGCCGGATGCCCGGCCCAAACCCTAAAAACGCGTCCAGGGGCTTCAAATGCACTTCAAATTTTGATCGAAGGGGCAATGGAGGATGGTGACGACGGCAAGCGCGCTCGATCTGCCCTTTACCGAGGCGATCGACTTCCTCAAGCAAAAGACCGCCACCCCGACCAAAAGCTGGCGTGATGTCTGGGATGCGGCGCATTCGAAAATGTTCATGGTGGCTGGCGCCAACAAACAGGCGATCGTGGAAGACTTCCAGGCGGCAATCGTCAAGGCGATCGAGACCGGCACGACGCTGGCAGAGTTCCAGAAGGATTTCGACAAAATCGTCAAGACCAATGGTTGGTCGTACAAGGGCGATCGCGGCTGGCGGACCAAGACGATCTTTGAAACCAACATGCGCACCGCCTATGCCGCCGGCCGCTATGCCCAGGCAACCGACCCGGATGTGCTCGCGGCCTTTCCCTACTGGCAATATAATCATTCCGGCGCGACCCATCCACGCGTCCAGCATCTGGCCTGGAACGGCACGGTGCTGGCGGCCGACGATCCGTTCTGGAATGAGGCCTACCCGCCCAATGGTTTCGGCTGCGGCTGCTTTGTCACCTCGGTGTCGCGCGGCGGCTTGAAACGCCAGGGCAAGGCTGGTCCGGATCGCTCGCCCAATCTCGACCAGGTCGGAACCGATCAGCCGCTCGGCATCGATCCATCCTTCGCCTATAACCCGGGCAAGGCGTGGTTGACGCAAACCGCGCCCGGGCCAAAGGTGGTGACCGCCAGTCAGGCAATGGTGGCGGCGTTTGCAAAATCATCCCTCCGGGGCAAATGGCCGGATGGCAGCTGGACGCCGGTGGGCGCGGTCGACAAAACCATGGCCGGGACGCTCGATGTCAAGGCAGCCACCGAAATCCGGCTGCCGGCGGAGACGATCCGCAGTCTGGGCGAGACGATCAGCCTGGAGACGCTCGCCAATCTGCCAAGCTGGTTGAGCAAGTCGGGCCGCATCAAGGTCGACAGCCAAGGCAATATTGTCATTGTCGGCACGCTGGACGGCAAGACCTATTGTGCGACGATCCGGATCGAGCGGCAGAAAGACCGATCGTCGGTCACGGTCACGGATCTGAAGCCAATCACCGCGCGGCAGGCGGCAGCGCTGAAGGACCTCCAATGAGCGGCATTTCGATATCGGTGACGATCGACGACAAGGCCGTCCGGCGGGCCTTTCTGCAGTTGGAAAAGCTGATGGCCAACACCACGCCCGTGATGCGGGCGATCGGCGTTGGCCTCGTATCATCTACCCATATGCGCTTTGTCACGCAAACCGATCCCGAAGGACAGGCTTGGCACGCACTGAATCCTGAATATGCCGCCGGCAAGCGCAATAGCCGGATTTTGACCGAGAGCGGCAGGTTGAGGGATAGCATCAACGCCCAGGCCGGCAACGACCAGGTGACGGTTGGAACCAATGTGATCTACGCGGCAATCCACCAGCTCGGCGGCACCATCAAGCCGAAAAACGCCAGCCATCTCTACTTCCGGATCGGCGGCCGTCTGGTCATGGCCAACAGTGTGACCTTGCCCGCCCGCCCATTCCTCGGTATATCGAAAGACGACGAGACGGAAATTGCCGAAATCGTCTTCGGCTTCCTGGAACGCTATTCGAACCGCCCCTGATCTCCGCACCGCATTGCCGCCCATCTAGGCGGGCATGAACAGCCCGGCCGCCGCATGGCAGTTTGCGGGCCATGAAAACAGCGCTTCACACCTACTTCAAGGCTCTTCACGCCGCCGATGGCAGCGTGCCCGACTGGCTGGAGCTTATTCCGGCTGGTACGTTTTCGGGTGTCGACGGTCGTGGACCTTACATCAACGACAAGCCTGAAGATGTTGTGGCAATTTTTAATGCCGAAGGCCGCAAACTGCCGATCGATGAAAACCATTCGATCGACTTTGTCGGCGGTGCCGGCCTGCCATCGCCAGCGCGCGGCTGGATCACGGCGCTAGAGGTGCGGCAAGGCAGCATCTGGGGCAAGGTCGAATGGACCGATGCCGGCAAGGCGCTGATGACCGATCAGGCCTATGGCTTTCTCTCCCCGGTTTTTTTGCACGGCAAACAGAAGCCAATGCGTGTCGCCAAGCTCTTGCGGGTGGCGCTGACCAACAATCCAAACCTTGATCAACTGAAATCGCTTCACAGCCAACAGGAGACTGACATGCTTGAAGAGCTGCGGAAGGCCCTCGGCCTTCCCGAGACTGCCGATGAGGCTGCCGTCATGGCCGCCGTCATGGCAGCGCATACCGCCAACCAGGCACATGTTGCGCTGATGGCGCGGATCGCCACGGTCGCCAATGTCGCGGCGGGCACCACAGGCGATGCCCTGGTAGCAGCCCTTCAGACGGCTGTCACCAAGCCGACCGGCGAGCAGACCACGGAGATCGCAAACCTGCAGGGCCAGTTGCTGGCCATGCAGAACCAGCTGACCAGCTACGTCCAGGTTACCTCGAAGGACAAGGCGGTATCGGTGATCGACAAGGCCGTCCAGGACGGCAAGATCATCCCGGCGCTGCGCGATCATTACGTCGCGCGCCACATGAAGGATTCGAGCGAGGTCGAGAAGGAAATCTCGCTCCTGCCGTCGCTGAATGCCGGCGGCCTGGGCAAGCGCCAGCCGCCGCAGTCCGGCGACACGGTCGCACCTGATGCGGACGAGCTGAAGGTTGCGGCCCTGATGGGCATCGACGCTACGGCATTCGCGGCAACCCATAAGACGATTTACGGCAAGGCGGTGCTCTGATGACGGCGACCAATGATCTCTTTTATCTTGAAAAACCCGGCCAGTCCTACGGCTTCGGCGTGCTGGCCGGAATCAAGCTCTACGGCCGCGCCGTGGTCGGCATCACCTCGACCAAGCTCGCCGTGCCGGCGGGCCATGTCTCGGCGGTCAAGCTGATCGGCCTCGCGGAAGAGCGCACCGACAACACCCTTGGCGCAGATGGCGATGTCAAGGTGCGCGCCAAGAAGGGCGTCTATCTCATCCCGCTTTCCGCCACCGTCGCCAATATCGGTGCGGCCGTCTACGCGACCGCCGACGATACATTCACGCTTTCCACGACCGGCAGCCCGCTGCAGATCGGCGTCATCGACGCCGTCGACGCGGACGGCACCTGGCTGAAAATCTGAGGGACCTCTGATGGATATCAATGTCGCCACCCTGCGAGGCATTTACACCTCGCTTTCGACCGCCTTCAATGTGCGGTTTGCTTCCGTCAAGCCACTCTATGGCATCATCGCCATGGACGTGCCCTCGACCACCTCGCAGAACGAATATCCGCGCCTCGACGATATGCCGGGCATCCGCGAATGGGTTGGCGAACGTCTCATTCACCGGCTCGGCGCGCAGACCTACACGATCCGCAACAAGTCGTTCGAAAAGACGATCGCCATCAAGCGTCCTCAGATCGAGGATGATCAGATCGGGATCTTTGGAAACATTGCCGGCCAGTTTGGCCAGGACGCCGCAAGCTTCCCCGACAAGCTGGTTTGGCCGTTGCTCAACAATGGCGATACGACGATTTGCTATGACGGTCAGTATTTCTTCGACACGGACCATCCCGGTTATGACGCCAGTGGCCAGCTGACCTCTGTTGCCAATTTCGTGGCGGGTTCCGGTCCGGCCTGGTACCTGGTCGACGACACCCAAGTGGTCAAGCCGATCGTCTATCAGAAGCGCAAGGATTTCAAACTCACTCCGCTGTTCGCCGAAACCGATCCGAACGTTTTCTATCGCGATGAATTTGTCTGGGGCACGGATGGCCGCTGCAATGCCGGTTACGGCCTATGGCAGCTCGCCTACAAATCCAAGGCGACGCTCAACGAAGCCAATTTCAACGCCGCCCGCGCGGCCATGCAGGCGCTTCGCAAGGCGGATGGCGACATTATCAATATCCGTCCGACCAAGATCCTGGTGCCGCCGGCGCTCGGGCCGACTGCCCGCAAGCTGCTCAATGCCGAACTTATCAATGGCGGTGAAAGCAACACCTTGGCCGGTATCGTCGAGGTGGTCGAGGTCGGCTACCTCAGCTGATCGTACAAGCCATTTATCCCGCCCGGTCACCGGGCGGGGTTTTCCAGAGCCGCCGCGTTTGACGGCTCCGGAAAGTCCCGAAGGAGAGAACCATGACAAAGCATGTACGAGTCGAGAACGCCGATATGTCGAAATATAAGGTGATTGTTGAGGTCTGGGACAAGGGTTTTCCCGAGGGTGAGCCGGACAAGTTGGCTTTCACCGAAAAGCTCGATCACCCGACAGCAATGACGTCCACTAACGTCTATCTCACTTCGACTCGCTACCTCATCGTCAAAGAAGCACCGGCTGGCGCTTAGTTGCGCCTGCATTTCCCGCCCGGTCACCGGGCGGGGTTTTCCAGAGCCGCCGCGATGACGGCTCCGGAAAGTCCCGAAGGAGAGAACCATGGCATCGAAAATACAGGTCATCTGCACCCGTCCCGGCATGCGCCGCGCCGGCATGACGCATGAAGCAAAGAAGGTCTATGAGGCGGGCGAGTTGACCAACGATCAACTTGAAACGCTGAAATCAGATCCCGCTTTCGTGGTGCAGGAGATCGACGACAGCGCCGTTGTCGTCAGGGATGACGACTTCGACAAGGCGATTGCAGACAAGGTCAACGAGGAACTTTCGGCCAGGGCGAAGGTGATGCAGGCATCCTTCGACAAAGCGGTCGCCGACGCGGCGGCTGAAAAGGTCAAGGCAGCCGAAGACAAAGCGGCTGATCTCGAAAAGCAGCTCGCCGATCTCACGGCGGCCAGCGCCAAGAAATAACAGCGAAGAAGCGCAAAAGTCCGCGACGGCCGGGCGATCCGGCCCGGCCGTCATGACTTCCAGGGGATAGAACTTTGTACGCATCCGTCGCAGACATGACCGCCCGCTTTGGCGCGACCCAGATGATCCGGCTTTCCAACCAGGAAGACCGGACAGCTGACACCGTCGATGAGGACAAGGTCAATCGGGCGCTGGCTGACGCGACATCGACCATCGACGATTATGTGCGCGGCCGCTATCTCGTGCCGATCGCCACCCCGCCGGACAGCATTGTCCGCGCTGCCTGTATTCTGGCCCGCTACGATCTCGCCCAGGGCGAGGCAACTGACCCCTCCGAGGAGATGTCGAAGGGCCGCAAGGAAATCATCACCTGGCTTGAGAACATCGCCAAGGAACTCATCAATCTCGCCATCCCGGTGGCCCTGCCATTGGGCCCGGCGGTCGGTTCAGGTCCACGCGTCTCCGATCGGTCGGCCATTTTTACCTCTGACAGTTTGCGGAGGATGTGATGGATCTTTCCTCCGCCCCGATCCGCGTCATGGAACCGGCGATCAAAGCCCGGCTGCGGCTGGCGTTTCCGGAAAAAGATTTCACCATCGAGCGCATTCCTCAGACGCTGACCATCAAGGAATTCGAGCGGCTGTCGCGGCTATCGCCTTTCATCGGGCTCGCCTGGGCGGGTTTCAAGCCGGATGGCGCCAATGAGCGGATCACCAAGGGCGACATGCTGTGGCGGCTGGTGCTGGTTTACAAGGCTTCAAACGGCCTTGAAGCCCGCTTCAAGGGCGACAGATTGGGCCTTGGTCTTGATGCCATGGTCGATGTCAGCATTGTACTACTCAACGGCGCGGGCTTCCCCGGCATCGGCAAAAGCCAGGTGACGCTTGCCAATTCGGTGATCGCCGATGGCTGGTCGGACGATTCGATCGTGATCGCCCAGGTGGATTTTACCGTGTCATTCACGGCGACACCGGCGAATTTCAGCCTCAAGACCGCAGAAGATTTCCAGAAGCTCGGCATCACCTGGATCGTCGATCCGGAGGATGAAGCCGCGCCTGACGTCACCGACGAATTAGAACCTTGAAAGGGCCAATGATGGCAAACCGCATTCTCATTGCCGCGCCTGGACGAACCGTCCTTCAGGAGGATGGCAGATCGTGGCCGGCTGAAGGGATGGAAGATCCCAACACGCTGTTCACCCGCCGGCGGATTGCCGATCTCGACCTGGTCGACGCGCCGGACGATGTGCCGGCCGATGTGACGATCGGCGAGGAAAAGCCAGCCAAGCCCAAGGGCAAGGCCGACAAAACCAACGACACTGAAACCGCCGGGGCTGACACGCCGGCCGAAACCACCGGAGAATAACCGATGTCGATTTCCTTTGACGAAATCCCCTATGACTGGCTGGCGCCCGGCACCTTCGTGGAAGTCAAGCCGAACTACCGGACGCTCGGCATTCTGCCTTACCCGACCAAGAATCTGATCATCGGCCAGAAACTCGCGGCCGGGACGATCACCGTGGGGTCGATCGTGGAGATCACCCGCCCAGAGGAAGCCATTGCGCTGTTCGGCGCGGGATCGATCGGGGCCAAGCAGGTGGCGGCCTTCCGGCTCGCCAACAAAACCCAGGCGCTGTTTGTCACGGCGATGGCTGACGCCGGCGGCGCGGTCAAGGCGACGGGGCTCTTTACCTTCACCGGCGCGGTCTCCGTGGCGATCGTGCTGCGCTTCCTGGTCGGCGGCCGGCAGATCCGCATTACCGCCCTTTCCACCGACACCGTCACCACTCTGGCGACCAAGCTCGCAGCAGCGATCAATGCCGACACGGATTGCGAGGTGACCGCGACATCGGCGCTCGGCGTCGTCACCTGCACGGCGCGCCATGGCGGCGAAGTGGGCAATGATATCGACCTGCGCGTCGATGTCGCCCGCCAGCCCTTGCCATCGGGCCTGGCTGTTGCCGTGACCGACATGAACAGCGGCACCGGCAATCCTGTTTTGCAGACGGCGCTCGATCTGCTTGCCAACACCTGGTTCACCCATATTTCGTGGCCGTGGTCCGACGCCACCAACATGGCTGCAGCCGATGTATGGCTGAAGAGCCGCTACACCGCCATGACCAAGATGGATGCGTTCGGCTATGTCGCCAAGCGCGCCACTTATGGACAGGCGGGCACTTTCGGGGCGCTGACCAATTGCCCGCAGCTGACGGCGCTGGCGCTGAAGCGTTCGCCGACCAGCTCGTGGTCGATCTCGGCAGCCGTTCATGGACTGGCGGCCTTCCAGCTGACCAATGATCCGGCGCGCCAGCTGCGCTCGCTTGTCGTTCCGGGCGTGATCGCCCCTGATTTTCCCGATCAGTTCACCGACACCGAAAACGATCTGCTGCTGCGGACGGGGATTTCGACCTTCGACCATCTGGCCGACGGCACCACGGTGATTTCACGGCTGATCACCACCTATAAGCAATCCAATCTCGGGATTGCCGATCGATCGTGGCTCGATGTCATGGTGGCGGCGACCATGAGCCGGATCCGCTATGACTGGGCAGCCTATGTCACGCTCCTCTATCCGCGCGCCAAGCTGATCGACGATGAGGACAGCGCCGCCTTTGTCGGCCGTGACGACACCGATGAAGACGTCGGCAATTCCGTGGTCTCGCCGCGCCGCATGCATGCCTCCTGGGCCGGGCGTTGTGCGCTCTATGCCGAGAAGGTGTGGATCGAGGGCATTACCGAGACGATCAAGCAGAGCACTTTCGAGCGCGATGGCGATGATCGCAACCGGATGGATGCGCGCCAGCAAGTGCGGATCGTCGGCAACCTCATGGTGCTCGCCGCCTCGCTCGAATTTCAGGTCTGATAGACCCGCAACGAAAGGAAACCTCTAAATGTCACAGGTTCTCGGCATCGTGGATATCGTCTGGAAAGGACGCAATATCCCCGTCGAAAAGGGCTCAAAATTCCGGGTTGGCGGAATCAAGAACAACGCGGTCACCTATGGCCGCAAGGTCGGCCGCGCCCAGGAATTCCAGGGGTCATCGGTGACAGCCGTCACCAATCTGGAAACCGGCATGCGGCTGAGCAATCTGCTCGATCCCGGAGAGGGCGAATTGCAGGTGGTCTGCGACACCGGCCAGACCTTTGTCCTGAAGGATGCGTTCCTGATGGATGACCGGCCGGAAGTGGCCGGCGGCGAAGGCGGCAAGATCGAACTGAAATGGGCCGGCGGCGTGCCCGAAGAAATCATCGGCTAGGAGATCATCGGATGAAGAAGCAAGAACTGGTCGTCGATCTCGACGGCGATCTCCCCATTCTCGACGGTATCGTCGAGGAAGACGGCCCAATCGCTTCGGGGCCGGCAGTCGATGGCGACATCGTCGATGAGGATCTCGACCCCGCCGATCGGCTGCCCAAGCACGCCAGGCGCAACAGCAATGGCTCGGTGACACTGCCTTTGCATTTCCCCCAGGAGATCGTCTCCCGGAAGGATAACAAGATCCGCAAACAGATGTTCAGCGAGCTGGTGTTGAACCGTCTCAACGGGGCAGACCAGCGAGCGATCGCGGCGACTTCCGAAGATACGATGACCGTTGTCGCCTTGTCGCGGTCGACGCGGATCAATCTCGCCGTCATGAACGCGCTGTTCGACAAGCTCGACATGGCCGATCTGCAGGCAGCCGGCCAGGTGCTCAACCATTTTTTAGCGAGTGGCCCGAAGACTGGACGCTGAAACTCGGCGCACTGGCCGAGGGCACCGGGTTTTCGGCCGATGAGTTGGAAAGCTTTACCTTCGATCGCGTCACTTTCTGGTGGAACAATTTGATGAAGTGGCGCGAACACGTCAATCAGCTTACGAAAGACAATTGACATGTCGGCACGCGCCATGACGCTCGATGTTCTCGTCCGGCTCAGGGACCAGCTTTCCGGCGGTCTCAACAAGATCGTCGGGATGTTCCGCCGCCTGGGCTCGATGGCGCGGACGATCGGCCTGCTCGGGGCTTCGGTGGCGGCCATCAGCTTCATGGGGCCGATCCGCGAAGCGGCGGCGTTTCAACAAAAGCTGCTCGATATCGCCGGCACCGCGGAACTCTCCGGCAAAGCGTCGTTCGACTTTGCTGATAAGGCCAAAACGCAATATGAAGCGCTGGCGCTGGCGAGCGCTCAGGCCTCGCAAACGATCGCCGCTGGCGCCGGCCAGATGATTGCCGCCGGCCTCGATCAGAAACTGGTGGACGCATCGATCGGCAATATCGCCATGGCCACAGCCGCAGCCAATGCCGAATTCTCCGATATGGCCGGGCTCTCGACATCCCTGCTGCAGAACCTCAGGCTTCCGGCCAATCAGCTCAAGGATTCGCTCGGCGCACTGGTAATCTCGGGCAAACTCGGCGCGTTCGAACTGAAAGACATGGCCAAATATTTCCCGAGCCTGACAGGCCAAATGGCCAAGTTCGGCGTGACCGGCCGCGAGGCGGTCAACTTCCTGGGCGCTGCTTTGCAAATCGCCAAGATGGGGACATCCGACCCGGCCGAGGCGGCCAACAATCTGAGAAACTTCCTGTTGAAGGTTATGTCACCGGCGACGGTCAAGAATTTCAAGGATATGGGCGTCAACATAGAGCAGCTCATGCAGGATGCCGCCACACAGGGCCTGGACCCGCTCGAGGCGGTGCTGCAGAAGATCACCACGCTGACCAAAGCTTCCGGCGTCGACATTGCCGCCATGATGGCGAAGGCCAAGGCCAGCGGACTTCAAGGTGCGGACGCCCTTGCCGCCGTGCGCTCGCAGCTGGAAAAAATCCACGCGGCCGGCGCACTCGGCAATCTCTTCGCCGACCAGCAGGTGATGGATTTCCTGATCCCCTACATGGCCAATGTCGACAAATTCAAACAGATCAAGGATGAGGTTGCCAAGGCGACCGGCGCTGTCATCGATCGCGATTCGGCCACACAACTTGCCGGTCTGAATGATCAACTCAAAATCTTCGAGGAAATCGGCACCCAGGCGAGCCGCGAAGTCGGCTTTGCCTTTGGCGCATGGCTGCCTGTCATCAACAGCAATCTCGAAGCGGCGCTGAAATGGTTTCGCGAGTGGAATGCACAGACTGGCGGGCTAGGTACGAGGCTGTTGACGCTCGCCGGCGGCGGCATCCTGGCGGCAACCGCACTCGGGGCGCTCGGCATTGCCCTGCCGGTGATCGGGGCAGGATTTTCCCTGGTGCTGGCCCTGGCCTCGCCGCTGGGCGCGGCGATCGCCATCATCGCGTTTGCCGCGTGGCATATTTACAAGAACTGGGCGCTCTACGGGCCGCGTCTCAAGCGCCTTTGGGATGGCGCTAAAACCAGCTTTGAACAGTTCATGAATGGTCATAGTCCGCAATTCATCCGGGGCCTCGCAGCCGGGATTGCCGCACTGGCGGGCCTGTTTTTCCCCAAGGCATTTGCATTGTTCGTGCTTCAGGATCTGATGAAATGGTTTGAAGGCAAAGCCAGTGTCATCGGCGACGTTTCGAAAGCGCTCAGCCGCCTCACAGGCATCGACGCCAACAAGATCGGCAAGGTTTTGAGTATTGTCGCCGGCGCCGGCGCGGGATTGCTGCTGTTCGGCGGACCGCTGATGGGGCTTGGCCGTAATATCGCGTCGATTGCAGGAGGCCTTGGGCTGTTGGGTGGCGCCAATGCCGCCGCCGGCCTTGGGACGCTGGAAACATTGGGTGGGCTGTCGATTGCCGGCGGGTTGAGCGCGCTGGCGCTTTCCGCCGCCGCCGCTGCAGGCTCGATCAAGCTGCTCTATGACGCGATGAAGCAAGACCCGAAGCTGACCAATGCGATCGGCTCCACCATGTTCAACACGTGGTATGACCGCGTTGCTGATCTCTTCCGCGCCGGCCCGAATTCGCCGGAAACCGTGTTTGCCAATGACAATCCTAATCTGGGCCCGGGCAACAAGGGAACCCCGATGCCGGCCAAGCAGCGGGCGAAGGAACAAGCGACATTCAACCGGCCTGAAGTGGTGGATTGGAAGTTGCTGCAGGCGAAAAAGGAAACGGAAGAAGCACTCAAGGCCGGCAAGCTGAACACCGGATCGTGGTGGGAAAAGACCAAAAGCGATCTGGATGCCATTTCCAAAGTCGGTACCGCATTGAAGGCACCTCAGATCAAGCGCGGCTCGACCGACACATTGCCCGGCAAAACCAAAGACGATCTCGGCGTGACGCGCGGCGTGGCTCCTGCCCAGGTCAAGGTTGGCGGCACCATCGTCATCAAGGTCGATGGCCTCGGCAAGGTGACCTCGGCGGTGTCGACCAATTCCAATGTCAAGCTCGAGACCGGGTCCACCGGCCGCGTTGTCGGGAGAGTATGATGTGGTTTGACAGCGACGGCGATCTTTTGCCCGGCCTGTTGCCCGGGCTCTATCGCGGCATCAGTTTCTTCTGTCCCGACACCTCGACCAAGGCAGGCCGCCGGGTGGCCGAGACGCTGTTTCCCGGCGTTGAATGGGCGGCCTATGACGATATGGGTTATCTGCCCGATACCGTCGATATTTCGGCGCTGGTGATCAGCGACGACTATATTGCCATCGCTCAGCAGATCCGGAGCGCCTTCAAGACGCCGGGGCCCGCAACGCTGATCCACCCGTGGCTCGGGCCCATGACGGTGATCCTGCAGGATCCCGGTGAGATATCCTTTGCGGCGGCCGAGCTGCGGGTGGTGCGGTTTACCGCGACGTTCAAGGTGCAGGCCGAGGGCGCGGGCTTCGGCTTTGGCGCATCGACGCTCACCGGCCTGGTGCTCGGCATTGCCGATGTGGTGACCACGGCGAGCGCCCTGGTTTCCGCCGTCGATGACACGGTGATATCAACCGTCAAGGCCAAGGCGTCGACCAGATCCGGACGGATTGTCATCGCCGCCGCCGACGATGTTGCCGCGCCCGCCGGCTCGCTGCGTTTCGTGCCGCGCCTCAAAGCCTCGCTGCCGGCACGGGTGGACAGCCCTTCTGCCTATGACGCCATGATGATTGATATTGCTGGGCGGATCTCGGCGCGCGATCGCGTTCCGGCCGTTGCGCCGGCAGCCTCGGCGGTGATCGAAGCCAAGCCCACGCCCTCCGCCCTGGTGACGGTTGGCCTCGATCTCGCAACCGCTCTGGTCGCAGCGATATCAGACGCGCCATCGAGCGCCGATGCCGCCTTGATTGCATCAGGCGCGGCGCACCTGGTCGCAAGCCTCGCCACCCAGGCGCTCGATGTCGATTACGATTCGCGAAACGCCGCGATCGCCTATCGGACTTCGGCATCCACAGCGATCGGCGATCTGATGGACGCGATGACGGCGATCTCATCCGATCTGATGGTGGCCGAGGCCGGCGCAATGCGCCGCGCACTGCGGGCGCTGCAGACCGCCATCATCAAGGACGTCAACGAGACGATCGGCCGCCTGCCGCGTGTCGTCACCTTTTCGCCCGGCCAGCCGATCGACGCCTTTTTGCTGGCCACCCATGTCGCCGGCAACCAGCCCGACAAGATCGAGGCGGTCTATCGCGATATTGTCGCCCGCAACCGGCCGCGCCATCCCGCCCAGATCGATAGCGATGCGATCGAGGTCAAACTATGAAAACCCAGGGCATTTCAGTGCTGTTCGACGGGACCGAGTTTTCCGAATGGACCTCGGCCGAGGTTAGCCGCGACATGAAGGATCTGTCGGGCAAGTTCAATTTTACGATCCGGGATGACACCCGTAACGTCGCCTCACTGGAATTCGCGACAACCGACGCGGCGGTTGACATCGAGCCCGGTGCGACCGCTGAAATCTATGTCGACGGCCAGCTCTGCCTTGTCGGCTATGTCGATAGCGTTGAACCTGACATCGATCACGAACATGCCGAGGTGCGGATATCAGGCCGCGATAAGACCGGTGACCTGGTCGACTGCGCGGCTATGAAGGATGGGCCAGCCGAGTTCAACAATGTGAAGCTCGAGGACGCGGTCAAGCGGGTTGTGGCTCCCTATGGGCTTTCCGTCCGCTCTGAGGTCGACACCGGCGAACCCTTCACGCGCTATTCGTTGGACCTCTCCGAAACCGCCTTCTCGGCCGTTGAGAAGGGCACGCGCTCGCGCCGCGTCTTGATCCTGTCGGATGGCGTTGGCGGCGTGGTGATCACCCGCACTGGCTCGACCCGCGCGCCGGACGGACTGACTTTGCCCGGCAACGTCAAATCATCAAAGGGTAAGAAGTCCTTCGAGAAGCGCCACTCCGAAACCATCGTGCGCGGCCAGGCCGAAAAAACCGGCAAGGAACGCAAGGGAGATGCCCCGCTCGATGCCACAGCCGACCCCGTCAGCCCCGGCGATCGGACGGCCACCGATGGCTCGGCGACCGAGACCGAGCGCAAGGGCACCGTGGCGACCGGAAGGGCGATCGACCCGGAAATCACCCGCTACCGGCCGATCGTCCATCTCGCCCGCTCCAAGGCGGACGGCCAATCCGCCCAGGACGAGGCCGACTGGCGGATGCGCACGGCGCGCGGCGAAAGCGAAGAGCTGACCTATTCGGTAAACAACCATTCGGCCAATGGCAGCCTGTGGCGCGTCAATGAGATCACCACGGTTTGTGACGCCTTCCAGAAGGTCAACCGCGATATGCTGATTTCAAACGTGGCGTTTCGTGAGGATGAAAGCGGACGTGAGACGGAGCTGAAAGTGGTGAGCCCTGAAGCCTTCGACACCAGCAAAACAGGCGCGCAGCGCAGCAACGCGACCTCGAAATCCAAGTCGCTCGATTCGACGGCGGAGGCATTATGACGGACAAGGAAACAGCCGACAGCTTGCGCGGCATGGTGCGCCGGGTCACCCTCAAAAACGTCAAGGATACCGGCGAAACCCAGACGGCCTCGATCGAGGTGGCGGACGGAATTTTCCGCGACGATGTCGAAATTCACCAGCCCTACGGGTTTGCGAGTTCGGTACCGGAGGACGGCGCACTGGGGTTGGCCTTAGCTATTGGAGGAGACCAGGGAGACATAGTTGTTATTCCGGCGGCCAATCCTTCAAAGCGGATGGGGAAACTCAATCCGGAGGAAACGGGCATCTACAACGCCTCGGGAGACAAGATTGTGCTCGGCGCTGACGGCTCCATTTCCATCATGGCCGGCGCGGACCTGACCGTTAAGATCGGAGGAGTAACCTTCCAAATCTCGGGCGACGGCGTTGATATCACCGGCGGGTTTGTTCGGCACAACGGCAAGAACATCGGCTCGACGCATCATCATAGCGATGTCACGCCGGGCGCTGGCGAGACCGGCGATCCCTTGCCGTGATCCTGCCGCCCGTCCAGGCGGGCATGAACTGATCCGCGCGCGCGCGATAGCGTGCGGCCATGTTTTACGATCTCGCCCTTGTCTATGACCCGGATGCGCGCGCTTGCGATCTAGCGATCGGCGACGATGGCGATCTGATGATCGATGAGACCGCGATCACCCCTATGCTGCTCTCGATCGGGCTGGACCGCCGGGCAGCCAATGACGACGAATTGCCTGACGGACGCACCCAATATCTCGCGCCTGTTTCCTTCTCCGAACGGCGGGGCGGCCCGGGCGATGCGCTCGATCCCTTCGGTGCAATGACCGGCTCCAGGCTCTGGCTCGCCAACCGCGCCAAGCAAACAGAGACCACAAGACAGCTCTTCGCCTTCTGGCTGGCCGAATGCCTCACCTGGGCGAAAGCCGAAACGGGTGTGGCCGCCGAGATCGAGGTCGAATGGCGCGCCGCCGGACTGCTGGCCTTCCGCTGCATGGTATCAGACGCGACGATCGCGCTTTCCAAACGCGTGGAGGGCTGACATGAGCTGGCCCGTTCCGACAGCCAAAGTCATCGCCGAGCGCTTCGCCGGCACACTTGAGACGGCGATTACCAGGCTGAAACCTTTGCTCGATCCGACCGCGATTTCGCGGGCGGTGCGCTCGTCCAAGGGCATGTTCGCACAGATCGGCCGGGCAATCGCGCTCGAAGCCCGCGAACTTCATGACCATATCGCCTGGTGGGGCAGGCAGTATTTCCCCGATACCGCCGAAGAAGAGTTGGTTCTGCGCCATGCGGCGATCTGGGGTGTCGATCAGCGCGCAGCCATCGCGGCAACGGGCACAGTCCTGGTCGAAGGAACGATTGGCACGGCGCTGCCATCCGGCATCGAGCTTTCCGCCTCTGACGCCACCCGCTTCATCACCACGGCCACGGCGACGATCGGTAGCGGCGGCACGACAAGCGTTGCGGCGGTGGCGGCCATTGCCGGTGCGGCCGGCAATATCGAGGCCGGCATCCGGCTGGTCACCATCACCTCTTATCCCGATATCACAAGGATCACGGTGGAAGATCCGGGCTTTGCAGGTGGCGCCGATGAAGAGGACTATAAGGAGCTTCAAAGCGCCGTTTTAGAGCGTATCAGGCAACCGCCGCATGGTGGCGCGGGCTTTGATTATCCCACCTGGGTCAAGGACACCTTTGCCGCCAAGGCCGTGGCCGTGGTGGGGGATTGGATCGGACGCGGCTCGGTTGGCATCATCGTTGCCATGAAGGATGTTGACGGCAATCCACGCGAAGCGACCGATCTTGAGTGTGCCGCTATCTTAGACCATCTCGGCCCGCCTGGCACATCTCTTGGGGTGCGGCCGGTGACCGCGCATGCCGTCGTCGTCACGGCCGAGATGACCGCAATCCCGATCACTGTCCGCCTGCGTCCCGACACGGTTGCCACCCGCGCGGCGGTGACCGAGGCTTTCACGCGCTATGTCGCCACGATCGGCGACGCAGACGATGCCCAGAACGCCTCGCCGATCGGCGCGATCATCGAACCGTCGCGGATCTCGGAAGCACTCTCGGCTGCCTCAGGCGAATATGCCCACGACCTGGTCGTACCGGCCGCTCGCACTGTGCTGGACAGCAGGCAATATCCGATTGCCGGTACGATCACATGGGCGGCCGCCTTATGACGCGCGCGCTGGACACCATCACCCGGTCGCTCATCGGCAAGCTGCATGTCGGCTGGGCCTTTGGAAAGCGTGGCGGCGTGCTGGACACGCTGCTCGGGGCCGCCGCAATCACCATCCAGGACGCTGAACAATCGGCCGAGCTGCTGATGGATGAAATCGATCCGCGCAACGCCCGCGCCTTGTTGCCAGACTTCGAACGCGTATTAGGCCCGGATCCCTGCGGCCGCGATCTCAACGACCCCGATGTCCCTGCCCGCCAGCGGCTCGCCTATCAGCGCTGGGTAGCACGCGGCGGCCAATCCATCCCCTACATGGTTGGCGTTGCCGCCAATCTCGGGGTGGAGATCGAGATCGAGGAGTTTTGGCCATCCAAAGCAGGCGGCTTTCGCTGCGGCCGGCCGCTGATTCCGGATGGCGAACAGTTCGTTTACCGCGTCAAGCTCGAGGGCGGTCGCGTCACAAAATTTCGCGCCGGCCTCAATTCGACAGGCCATCGCCTCGGCACCGTCGAGCTCTCGCCGATCGAGTGCGAGCTTCGCCGGATCAAGCCGGCCCACACCACCATCGTCTTCGCCTACCACGAGCTTTTGTTCTGGGGCGAGGAACAACTTGTCTATGACGGCGAGGCCCTTTCATGGGGCGTCGTCCTCGATTGAGGGGATAAAGAATGGATCGCACATTCGGCGCTGACAACATCGACATTGGTGGCGGCAAGCGCGGCTTTAAGGATGAGAACACCGTTGCCGGCACCTCAGGCACGGTGCTTGACGCGGCGTTTATGAACAGCCTCCAGGAAGAGATCCTCGCGGTGATCGAAGACGCTGACATTACCCCGAACAAAGACACCTGGACGCAACTTCTCGAAGCGATTACCGCCAAGATCAACGCTTCGCGCGTCTATCTGCCGATCTTTCCGGAGATCAAAACGACCGATGGCAAAATGCCGGTGACAGCCGTTTCGCCGGGGCTGATCCATGTCGAGGCAAACACCGATTTCATCATACGGGGCACCAAAAAATATACGACCGCGCTCGTGCCATTGGTGACGGCGGCGTCCAAGACCTATCATCTCAGGTGGAACGCCACCGATGGCTTTGTGCTCAAGGATCTCTCGAACGCCGGCTACAATCCGACAGCCGTAGCCGAGACCAATTCAGGCTTTGATAGCACCTATGACGACATGCTCGTGGCGCGGATCGTCACCGATGGCGCGAATGTCGGCACAGTGACGACGCTGGTCAACAAGCCTGCTTTGCTGACCCAGGTGGTGGAGAACCAGGCGCTGAATTCAGCGCTCGACTGGACGACACTGACCAGCTCCGCTGTCACCCTCAATTGGGCGCGGACGCCTGTATTCTCGCAGCCGGTCTGGCAGGAATTCCGATCGTTCAATCTCGAACCGAACGGTGCAGAGCATACGGTCGGCGGCATCATCCGCGCCTGCGGTATTAAGCCATCGGCGGCAACATCACGCTACGGCGCGCCTAATCTCATCTATTGGTACGAGGATTCGACCTTGAACGACGGCTATCTGGCGTTCGTCTGGAACTTCCAGGCTTAGGGGGCCGGATCATGACATATGACCTCAAAACCCCGCCCAGCAACCTTGCCAAGCGCCGCGCCATCGCGCTCGACTGGATCAAGACCTTGCGCCTGGACGACGGAAACGTCGTGCCGCAGGACGAGACGCCGGCCACCTTTTTTCTCGCCATCACAGAGGCCGGCGATCTGGTCGCAACCAGCGTCGCACCTGTCACTTTGCTGGCAGCGACAACATTCACGCCTGATGAAACGCACAACGGATCATTCGTCGGACTGACCGCCGCCGGGGATATTGCGGTGACGCTGCCGGCGACGCTGACGGCTGGATATTCGGTCTGCATTTCGCAAGAGGGGGCAGGCCAGATCACGTTTGCCGGCGAGGCCGGCGCAACACTCACCTCGGTCGATGGCATTGTGACAACACGCACACAATATTCGGCCGCCACGGCCCTGGTGATCTCGAACACCATAGGCACAAACGCCGTCTGGCGGCTGACGGGAGACATGGAGTGACCAATATGATTTCAGGAGGCTCGCAGTGGCTCAACGATTAAGCAGCATTTTAGCCGAGGATACATCCGCATCCTATTCGCCCACCGACGACGTTGTCGTCCAGGTCGACGCGCCCACACCTGTGACCGTCGATGTCGAAATCAAGATGGATGCGTCACTGAATTGGGCTCTGGCCTATTCTTTTAGCTCCTACGCAGAGCCGGTTACCCGGCTCACGCGCGTGCCCTTCATGCGCTTCAAGTTTCGCGGCAACAAGGCCGGAAACACGGTCCAAATCTGGGATAATTTGTGATGGCCTCAATGTCTCTCGGTTTAAAACTTCCCTTCGCTCAACGCGTCACACTTCCATCGGGTGATGTAATCTACGACGGAACCCGCGTTTCAAGCGGACGCGTGATCCACCCCACCACTCGTTTCATTGATCGGAGAGTATGATGGATCATCTGCCTAGTGTTTTCACCGGAGGCAATCTCCGCGACAAGATCAATGAAATCATCGATGCGGCGGCGCTCAAGAGCCGGTTGGTGGCATGTGTGGAAGATTTCGGAATTATCCTATGGACGTCTTTTGACGCGGTCACAGGGTATCCGACAGGGGTATTTCCCGATCACAGCCCAGCGTATCAGGCACTTGCCACCGCTCTCGGGGGTGTTGGTGGCGGGGTCATCACGTGCAGAACAACAGGCGCGATTATTTTTGGTTCGTCCATCGTTTCGCCTATGGGCGTGCATCATCGCTTCAGTAATCGGAAGCGGCCATTTGTCAGCGTTGGTGTTTATGATTGGGCGGGAACCGTTAGGCTTATACCCAGCGCAACCGGTGTTTTCAAGAAATCCGATGGCACAAATCAGTCCGTTGCTGTCGATGGTCACTGTCGTGATGCCTTCCTGTTTTGGGGAAATATCGACCCAGCTGACCCCACGAACTACTTGAATGCAGGCGGCATACCCGACATCGGCGTGGGAAGCATAAAAGACATCAATGTCTTTGGATCTCCGGTCAACGGGATTGGTATCGCTATCGTAGCGGGTGCTTATGTGTGTGAAGACTGGCGGGGGGATATGATCTCCTGCGCTGTGCGGCGGCAATTCGGTGGAAACTTCTACACTGATAAATTTTCCGCGCGTCGCTTCTCATTTCCGGTTCGCGCCGATAATACGACTAGGCTTATTGACGTTCGAGGGCTTGGTGACGGGCTGACCATCGATACGATCGAGTGTGGTGTTTGGAACGATGGGACGATCGATCAGCCGGCGGTCGGTATTGAAGCATCTAACACGCGCGCCGGCGTGGTTAGAAACGTCATAAACGGTATCCATACCTTTACGAAGTCGTGCATTGACATCTCGTCTCTGCACATCGAAAGCGGTCAAGTTATTTTGGATGGTTTTCAAGGCACCGTTCGGGATTCATGGATCTTCAACGACGGGGTAAGAAACCCGATTTTGGTCAAAAATTCGCAATCCGGCAACGGCGATAGAACGTCATGGTCTTTCGGCGGGCTAAGGTTTGTCGCTCAACCCAATTGGAACGTCCATGGGGCATCCGGATGGCCAGTAGCTGAGGTAATGGATATCTATCTCGACACTGGTTCCGGCTCTCAAGAAATTATCGATGAGGGAACAAGCCGTCGTATCGTGGCTGTTAATGGCCAGCTCGACAAGACGACAGTGCTCCATCCTCTGATCGGTGATAGCAACGGCCGATTGGCGGACTTGGCCTCCTACGGGCCAATGCTACAGTCCAAGGTATCGCGCATAAATCAAGGCAAGGTGTCGGTCACAGGTGTGGTCGACTCTTCTGGCGTATTCAATGGGATGACGATCGGCACCTTCACCGCGACAGCCGGCGGGATGTCGTTTAAGGCCGCGACCGCGACATACTATTACCAGGCGCAGCTGGTGTTTGATGTCACGAGGAAGATCGGTCGTGGAATCACAGGATCTCCGGCGGCTGTTTCAGTGGCGGCAACGAACGGTGCGGCTGTGCTGCCGCAGCTGACGTTCGACCTGTCTGGCATGTCGAGCGAAGGTGGGTACTTCATCCGCGTTTATCGTGGATCGGCTGATGGCAGCTATGACAAATATGCTGATATCCCGGTTGCCTCTATTAAATATGCTTGGGATGACGGCAATTGTATAGCGTCAATCCCATGGAAAACGCGGGCGGCGGGCGTGGCTGACACCCTCAACTCCGGTCTTACCGGCACCGGCTCGCGGCTGGTGCTGGAAGCTGGGGGCATTGTGGCCAAGGGTGTCGCTTCGAGAACGCCAACAGTGGGTACGTGGAAACAGGGCGATAAGACTGAGTTGCTTGCACAAACTGCCGATGGCAACAACATGGTGATCGAGGGCGCGACATGCACTGTTGCAGGCACCCCAGGAACCTTTGTTGATCGCAGGTTCTCGACGGTAAGCCCGGCGGTCTGATACCCTGACAAGCCACTCTTCGTTGGCGATGAAAAAGTCACAACTATTATTGCGCAACGTGGTGTTGTCTGTCTGCACATCATGATGCTGGAATAGCGACTAACCCCCGCCCCTAAATTAATTGGGGGTGGGTCGCCCTAAAATCTTGACCGTTTTTCGAAATATGCGGTTTGGGCAGCAAATGGATTTGTAGACGGATGCCGGGGCTTGCGCCCCGAAGCGGGGTCAAGTTTGGCGACCGAACCCGCTGACAGTGAAAAGAGATAACCGTCACACCCGTGCCCTGCAGGGCGGAGGCTGTTTGACAGACTCTCTAGGTTTTTGAAATGGTGAATCGGAATGAATTTTTGGATGTGCCGCCGGCACAGCCAGTTGCTGCGTGGATGGGCGGCAAAAGGGCACTTGCACCGCGACTGGTGAAGATGATCGGAGAGACGCCACACCAGGTCTACGCGGAGCCGTTTGTCGGGATGGGAGGGGTATTCTTCCGCCGCCGGCAGGCGGCCAGGGCGAAGGTCATCAACGACCGCAACGGGGATGTGACAAATCTCTTTCGCATCCTTCAGCGTCACTATCCACAGTTCATGGATACGCTGAAATTCCAGATCACCTCACGCCGCGAGTTCGATCGGCTGAAGGCATGTGACCCGAAGACGCTCACAGATCTGGAGCGCGCTGCGCGTTTCCTATACCTCCAGCGTCTGGCGTTTGGCGGCAAGGCGCACGGCCAGAATTTTGGGGTCAGTGCCGATCGGCCGGCGCGCTTTAACCTGACAAAACTGGCTCCACTCCTGGAGGACGCGCACGAGCGGCTCTCAGGTGTCACAATCGAGAACCTGGACTGGCTGGAGTTCGTCGACCGCTATGACCGGCCGACAACACTTTTCTACCTCGATCCTCCATATTGGGGCTGTGAAGACGACTACGGTAAACTGTTGTTTGACCGCGATCAGTTTACGGTGATCGCAGACCGTCTCGGGCGGATCAAAGGAGCATTCATCCTGTCGATCAATGATGTGCCGGAGATCCGTGAGTTATTCGGCCATTTCACGCTTGAAGAGGTCGGGCTTCAATACACCGTTGGTGGCGGCTCTGGTTCGGCTGCGCGTGAGCTAATTATTAGAGGGCCTTGAAGGCCCTTCAAATAGGCTTCAAATAGCCTTCAAAAGCCGTTTGAAGGATTCGCAATGGGAAGGCTGAAATATCGATGGGCGCGGACGTGGCCGGATAAGAAGAACGATTACGTTGCCGACGACCAGGATCGCATCTTTGGCCGGATCTATCTGCATCCCGACAATGTACGCTGGCAATGGTTCCTCAACGGCGACGGTCTGCCACAGAGCACAGGGTTCACCGAGTCCAAGGATGCAGCCGCAGCAGCCCTAGAGGCCGCCTATTCGTCCCTTAAGCCTGAATCGTGA